AGTACAGATAATACTAATATAAATATAACTAATACTAATCTTACAGATAGTAATAAAAAGGCTTTCTTTAAAAAACCTACTTTAGATGAAGTTAAAAATTATTGTATCTTACGCAAAAATAATATAGATGCACAAGCGTTTATAGATTTTTATGAAAGCAAAAATTTTATGATTGGTAAAAATAAAATGAAATCTTGGAAGGCTTGTGTAAGAACTTGGGAAAGTAGAGAGAAAAAAAATCTAAAAACAATGAGTAAGTTAGACTCACAAATTAATGAATGGCAAAAAGCAAAAGAATTATTATGATACCATTAAAACAAGAAGAACTTCAATCACTTACTAAAAAGGTTTTAGACTTATTAGCTAAGACAGCAGTAGAGATAGGTCACAGGTCAGATGCTCAAACTCTAGCAAGTCTAAGTAAAATATTTGCAGCAGACTTAATACAAGAAAAACGTTTTGGAAATATGACTTGGAATCAAATATTAGATGCTTTTCATATAGGCGTAAGATTTGGAAAAGACGAACCATTCTTAAACATAAGGACTTTTTATAAATTCGTTTATGCTCATAAGAAAGTTATTGATGATGCAACGTATCAGACTGAAACACTTAAACAAAAAAATGTTAGATATTATCAACCACAAATAAAATTATTAAAATGAAAAAAGATGAATTATACAGTCCTGAAAAGATAGGAACATTTCAGATGATGTTTGGCTTTCCACAGCCTGGAATTTACAGACCGAATAAATGGGTATCAATTAGAAAATCTAAAGAAGAAAAAGATGAAAACAAAAGATAATGTAAAATATTGGTTAGAAAAGTACCCTAGCTTAAGAGATAATGATAATAGATTGTGTTCTAATATTTGGGCTGTAGAATTAATTGAAAAAGGTTTTAATGTAAGTCAGTTCTTAGTTGTTTATGCAGCAAGTAAATTAACATCTGCTCCTAGTATTAAACGAGCAAGAGCAAAGCTACAGGAAGAAGAACCTAAATACAGAGGAGATAAGTATAATTTAAGAAAGGGAATATTGCAAGACAAATGGAGAAAAGACTTAGGCTATGAAAAAAACAATTAGCAAACTAAAAAAAGAACTTGACAAATGGTTTAGCCTTTACATAAGACTTAGAGAAGCTAATGAGTATGGTTATTGTCAGTGCTTTACGTGTGGTAAGGTAGGTCATTACAAAACAGGAGGTATGCAAAATGGTCATTTCCAAAGTAGAAAACATTTATCTACACGCTTTGATGAGGACAATTGTCAAGTTCAATGTGTTGCTTGTAATATGTTCAGACAAGGTGAACAGTTTAAGTTCGGTATTAATTTAGATGCTAAGTATGGAGAAGGTACAGCAGAAGAATTACAGTTTTTAGCCAGGACTACTTTAAAAATATCAAGAGTTGAATATGAAGAAAAGATAAGTTATTACAAAAACCTTGTTAAAAACTTAAAAGAAGAAAAGCAAATAGCGTAACTAATTAAGTATCTTTGGCGTATGACAGAACCAATCTATGCAAATAACGAACACAGAGTAATTATAGAATCATATATTTCAATGTGTAAAGAATTTGCAAAAGAAGTAAGCACTAAAAATAGATATGAAAATTACTTAGAAGTTGTACAAATTATAATAGATTATCACAACGGATATGGAGAAGGAAATAAAGAAAATTTATTTTGGGAATGGCTGACAATTATTCCAATTAATTTAGCAGTTGCAACTAATGGATTTTTTGCAGGAGTAGAAACTAAAGGCAACTCAGCAGTTGTAAGGGCTTACAGAGTTGTTTTAGAAGAATTAGTACAGGACACAGTAAATAAGATTGATAAGATAGAACCAATTAATGACTGAGATATATTTAGAAATATCAAAGCTAACAGATAAGTTTAGGATTATGGCTTACGGACTGACCTCAGACGAGAATGAAGTAAATGAAAGTGTACAAGAACTGATGCTTTATCTAATGCAAATGAATCCTACTACATTAAAGACTATTTATGATACTGATGGAATTGATGGTGTTACAAGATATGGAGCAGTAGCTTTAAGACGTGCCTTAACAAGTCCGAGAAGTAATTACTTTTATAAGTACAAGAAGTATTACACACACATACAAGACTTTTGTGATATTAAAATAGATAATTCTATAGGAAGAAATAGAAGCATAAATAATATACCGAATTTAGAAATAGACAGCTATCAGTGGACAAGCCTTGAAAAGATAGATAAAGCTTTAGAAAGCTTTACTTGGTATGATAAAAAAGTATTTGAGTTATATTACTATGAGGGCAATACATTAGATAGTTTAGCAAGTAAGACAGGTATAAGTAGAAACAGTTTGTTTACTACAATAGATAAAGTAAGAGTACAATTAAAATATAAGCTTAATGAATAAATTTTTTGTACCTCAAGAAATATATGAAGATAGAATTACTATCTGTAAAGGATGTTCTTATTATTCAAGCGTATTAGGAAATTGCAAAATTTGTCTTTGTTTTATGAAACTGAAGTCCAAAATCAGCAGTCAATCTTGTCCAAAGGGCTTTTGGCAAAAGACATCTGAAGTAGAAGTAAGAACAGATATACCTGAAGAAATAATAGCAGAGATTATAATTCTATGGGATGACTTAAAAACAGGTAGAGCAAAAGACCAAGAAGCAAAAAGTAAGATGATACAAATTTACAATGTAATATATAATACTAACTACTCAACAGGTACTAATTGTGGCTCTTGTATAGCTGCTTGTTTTGATGGTATAAAAAAGATATATAAAGAAAATGCAGGAAACAATTAATAATAAATATAGGGTAAGACCTAAAAGGCTTTTAATTTTTCAGTCCTGCATAGTAGAGGGGGGGTGTGGTTACCTCCCCAATACAACTAACTAAAACAATAATTATGGAAAGAAATTACAAAACAATTAAATGGATATTGAAAGACAATATTAAAAAGAATGTAAGAAGTCTATGGACTTGGAAAGATGACAACTTTACAATGATATACGAAAACTATGATGGAGAAGATAGAATTTATACTTCAAGCCAATTACTAAAACTATTAAGCAAATGATTATATTTACAATACTAGGTATCTTTACAGCAATATTTATTTCTACTGTTATTATTATGAGTGTTATAGAAGGTAGGGCAAGAAACAAAACAAATGAAAAGATAGTGTGGAAAATGGATAAGGTAGAAACAAGAACAGGAGGACTAGAAAACGACAGGCTAAATGAAAGACAATAGAATCCCTAGTTACTACATAGGAAAGCGTTACAAGATAGAAGCTCGTAAAGTTATAGAAGACTTTGATTTATCCTATAATGTAGGGACTGCTTGTTCATATTTGCTCCGTAGTGAACGCAAGCACAAATCACCTATTGAGTGCATACAGAAAGCAATTAACCATTTAGAGTTTGAATTAGATAAATTAAAAAGATGAAAATATTAAACTTATACGCTTGTCTAGGTGGTAATAGATACAAGTGGAACGAAGTTAAAGAGGATATAGAAGTAACAGCAGTAGAGCTAGACACTGAATTAGCTAGGTTATATCAAGAGAGATTTCCTGATGATAGAGTAGTCATAGGTGATGCACATCAATATTTATTAGATAACTATAAAGATTATGATTTTATTTGGAGCAGTCCACCTTGTCCAACACATAGCAAGGTAAGAGTTACTCAGAAAAACCAAGATTTTTATATTCCTAAATATCCTGATATGAAACTTTATGAAGAAATAATTTTTATTAAAGAACACTTTAAAGGAAAGTATGTTATAGAAAATGTTATACCTTATTACCAACCTCTTATTCCTGCAATAAAAAGAGGTAGACATTTATATTGGACTAATTTTAATTTACCTGCAGTAATAGATAGAAAGGAAAGTAAGGGGATAATGTGTGGTCAATCTAATGATGAGGTAAATAAACTTTGCAAATTACACGAAATTGACAGAGATTTCTTAAACTCTTATAGTGGCAAACAATCTAAAATAAAGATTATAAGAAACCTAGTAGATTATCAAGTAGGAAAAACAATCTTTGAAACTATGTTAGGTATAGTAATAAAAGAAGATATTAATCAAGAAGAATTATTTTAAGAGATGACACTATACACTTGCGAATGTGGAAACACTAGAGATATAGCAATAGCTACAATAGTTCATAGAGATGGAGCTTGGGTAACTAAACAAGCAGAGTGTGAATGTGGATTGTATATGACTAGCGAACCAACAGAAGGAATACCAACACTTCAAAGAACAGAACCTAGCCTAACTAAGAATAGAGATAAACTATGGGCAGGAGCTAAAGAAAAGCTAGTAGGCGAAAGGGGAATCAATGAATCATTTGATTAATGAAGTTCGTGATAAAGTGTGATAAAGATAAGCAAACTCTGATAAACTATTTAAAGGAATTAGGCAATGACTATTTAGTAGATGTAAAGAAACAAAGAAACACAAGAAGCAATATGCAGAATAACTATTATTGGAGTTGTATAGTACAAGTCTTGTCTAATGAACTAGGCTACTACCCTGACGAAATTCACGATTTACTAAAGGTCAAGTTCTCAAGTGAATGGAATAGTATAGAACTAAACGATAGAACAGTAGCAATACAAACAGTTAAGTCTACAGCTAGAATGGATAGCAAAGCCTTTGAGATATATGCAGACCAAATAAGAATGTGGGCAATGACTGACTTGGGTATCAGACTAATGCTACCAAACGAATACGAGTAATTTCTATTATATATTAACACTTGATTAATCAAATTATTTCAAAATGGAACACGGAGGAAAAAGAGAAGGAGCAGGACGTAAAGGAAAAGCAGAAGAACAAAAGCTAATAGAACACTTAACACCTATGAGTGGAATAGCACTTGAAGCTTTACAAGAAGGTATAAAACAAAAACAACAATGGGCTGTTAAGTTATACTTTGAATACTTCTATGGTAAGCCACAGCAAAGAGTAGATGTAACTACTAATGAAGAAAGTCTTAACGTACCTTTAATAAACTTTATAAGCTCTGAATCTTAGCGACAAATACACAGCACTATTTAATTCAGATGCTAGATACTTTAT